AACGCCGAGTCTTTGGCGAGAGCTTATTTTGGGGAGGGTAGGTCAAGTACATCCGTGTATTCTTTGTAAAAGATTTCGATCCACCCTATTTCAAAGTCAACCCATCTTTTTTGGACTTCCAAGTGAGCTATTTGTTTGTCCTCTGCCATTAGAGAATCTAAAAATGCTTTTTGTAAGTTGTCTATGTCTGGTTTGGACTGGTGGAATCTGCCATGATGTAATTTCTTTTTCTTCTTAGACCAAGAAGGTGGGACTGGGATAAAAAAAGTTATAGAAGCGCCAACCGGGGGAAGGACGAATCTTTTTGATTTAGCCTCTGCGCATAAATCTACTTTGTACTTGTTGTACTTTTCTAGTCTTATTAATCTACTTAACCCGGATGGGCGTAATTTTTCTCTAGGTATTCTGAAAAATATTGAATCACCCTGAGTTGCCCTTACGTGAGTTTGGGGTGTTATATTAAGGATTACTTTTTTCATAAACCCCTCCTGCGTGTTGAACTGCTGGTTTCTGTTTTGCGATCTGTCTTTCTAAAATGTCCTCTACTGTTTTGCTTAATGACCATTTTTTCTTTTTGGCTAGAAGTTGTAATTTAATGTAACTTTCTTCTGAAAGGCTAATTGTAATTCTTTTTTTCATTATGATGCAGTTTGATGCAATATACATCATATTGTAACATTTACCAAATAAGTTTACAATTAGAAAACTTTGTACAAAATTATGTACATAAAAAACCTCCTTTTTAGGGGAGGCTACTTGGGGGGAAGTAAATATATTATCGTTTATTTTTTCTTATGTCTGTTTGCAAATGCTCTTGCGGCGGCAACAGAACCGAATCCCCACGCTTTTAGTGCTAATGCTTTTCTCGTTGGTTCGCCATTTGGCTTTTTCATATCTCCTTTCATGCCTGCGAATCTAGCTGCGAATGATACACGTCTTGGATTAACTCCAGACTTAACTGGTGCCTTTAAGTTACCACCCGTTTCTCTGTTATAGGAAGCCCTTCCTTTGGCGTTTAATCCGCCTTTTGGGTTCTTACCTTCACTACGCGTCCAAGCTGGTGTTTTGTGCCTCATTTCTTTTTTTCTTTTGCTTTAATTTTTCTTTCTTGCTCAAGCATTTCTGGCGTAGGTTTCTTACCTGATCCAGCTTTTGCGCGGATGTTGTTCCAAAGACTATTGGCAACTCCTAATTTATTTAGTTTTCCTTTCATTATTTTTTACTTTTTGCTTGCGCTAATTTTCTATATCTAGATGCATTTGCTTCGTCTTTAGCAGCAGAGCTTAATGCGCCTTTTGCAATTTCCATTCTTTCATTATAACTAGGGCCTGTACCTATAGTGCTATTTGGATAAAAAGCTCCTTGCTTATCTCCTTCGCCTTTTTTAATTCCCGCCTCTGCAATTCGTTTTTGAGGTGCTGCAAATTTTATTTTTCTAACAGCTTCTTTATCTAATGAGTCAGCTATTTCATTTACTCTTTTAGGAGTTAAAAGTTTTTTCTTAGGATCGCCGGGAGCCTGCATTATTCCCATCATAAAATATAATTTAATATAAAATTAAGATTTTTCTGAAATATCTGAAATTTTTATTTCGACTCCTGAAAGCATGGCATCTATGGTAGCCTCGATCATATCTCTTTGCTGTGGGTTCAATAGGGCTACTTTCTCACTTATGGCTGGAATGGCAAATACATCACTTTCAATTTCAGCTTTAAATCCATCTCTTATGGCTTGCGTCAAATGTGGGTAGGCAAGCAAGTCTTTGAATATCCAGTTTATTCTGTCTATGTATGTTTTGAATAGTCTTGATCCCATGGCCTCTGGGAACTCTCGTCTAAAATCCTCGAAATGCTCTCTAGCCATTTTTAAGTGGTGTACCGAACTTACCACATTAGATCCCTTTATCATTGTTAAAATTTAAATGTGTTTCTTCTATGTTTTCTAAGAACTCTCTTGCTTTCAATACCTTCTCTTTGATTAACTCTATGTCCTCGTCATTTCTATGTACCGGGAATAGCAGTAATCTTTCTTTTTGATCTATGTCATCAAACATCATATTAAGCTCCAATTTAGCGGCTTCTAAGAGGTATTTTGGACTTTCGTTTGTTACAACATCTGCCATTCTGTATAACAGAGAGTTTTTTTCTTGTTCTATAATGCCAAATGGTGTATTTATCAGGCAATATGCGATGCAAGACTCCGTTGCTCCTGTTAACCACATATAGGATTGTAATTGCCAATAGTATAGATCCTTTAATTTTTCTGGTAAATTTCCTAAAAACGTAAACAAATCATAACTAGATTTTACATCCCACACCTTTAACCCGGATTCTGTTAAATCTAATACGTCCGGATGCCCTGTAATAAATTCATTAGCAAATCGTTCGGTATTTTTAATTAGTGGCCTTCCTACTGATTGCGATAATAGTTCAATTGCCTCATCTTCAACTTCTACGCCTTTGCGCATTTGCTTAGTCTGTACGTCTTTTGTGCGTCCGTACTTTTCTGCAATGTAGATTTCAAGCAAATAAGTCTTTGCTGTTTTGGATAGGTTACCTGCGTCCTTGTCTGCTTTGGCTTGTGGTTCCGTCATCAAGTACCCAACAGAGCTGGATCTAATTAAAGTTTTGTTAAAATTCACTTGAAAGATTTTAGTTTTTTGTCGTAATACGCTTTTAGTTCCGGTTTGTTTTTGGCCATAAATTCAAAGGCCTTTAGTTCGCCTTCGTTTTTACAAGCGTCAATAAAGCTCATTGTTCTCTCAATCAGCGTTTGGGGAGATTGTGTCTTAATCAATTCTACTGGTTCTTCTTCATGTTGCAAAGCCTGAACTTTTTGATTGGTAAGATGGCACTCCTCTACGAATTGTTTTGCGAGATCAATGGCCTTATTTGCGCTTTCACCTTGCTCCAATACAATCTCGACACCAATTCTTTCTGATTGGTAATTGCCAAGATTGAATGTTTTTTGATAGTTAATTGTTCTGATTTCCATTTTAGTTGAAGCCTTTTAGTTATTTAACCCTAGTTACATGAGTGATTCCATTGGTGTGCTTAATCTTGAAGATCTTAGCTTGATGTTCCTGTGTTTTTTTAAGATGGGATATCATTACGGCCACCGATGTAACCGGGTTATTAAAGGAAATTGTTTTATCCACTTCTAGTAAACCGGTCTTACTGGCAACTGAATCTGGATTTGGTAGTCTTGCCATATTCTAATTTTTATCAAAGTTAAATTTAATAATTTAATTAAAAAAATAAATTTAATATTTTTTTCTACTATCTTTGCCATGTTAATGGTTTAGTACGGACAACTGATCCACCCGGTACCTTTTTAGGCGGCCGGGTTTTTTATTTTCCAAATCCTCTGAAAACCAAGCCACATCTATAATAACTCGCGTAAGCGAAAAATTTAAAAACTCAAACACTTAGAGGGAGAGGGGGTAACGTTACAATACAGGGTGTAGTCGACCGCAAAGGGGAACGGGCAAAGTGGTGGTACGGGGGTTCGGTTTTTGGTTTTGGGTTTTGGTTATGGGTACGGGCAATTGCTTGATGTGGTTGGGTTGTAGGGTGGTTTAGTGGTTGCAATGTGGTCAGGTCAGGCAGTTGTGTGTATGTGGTTAGGGGATGTTTGGGTATTGGTATGTGAGAGGGGAATAGATAGGAAAAGGGGAAATAATTGTAGCTACATTTGGTTAAATTAAATTAAATTTTGTAGCTACATTTAAAATATTTTTACTAACTTTGTAGCTACAAATAAAATAACCTATGAAAACAGCAATGCAAGAATTAATGGATTATTTAAATTCAGATGAATTTACAGGAATTTGTGATATTAGAGATATGGTAGAAGAATTATTTAAAAAAGAAGAACGACAAATAATAGATGCTTTTGAAAATGGATATGATTTGAGTCGTTCTTTAGTTAATTTTAATGGCAAAAAATATTTTGATGAAGAATTTGAATACTACAACCAAACCTATAAAGAAGATAAAATAACAATAAACCAAACCAAAAGGTCAATAGAAGGTATTGGATTATATAACCAAAACAAATAACCTATGAAAAGTAAGCCAATTGGGGTTAGATTTGACTTATATAAGTTGGACATGATTCAAAAAGAGCAAAATTTGACATCTGTTCAGCAAGTAGTTAATTATTTAATGGATAATTACAACAGAACCGACTCAAATTTGCCACATAAGGTTCTTGATGGTAAGATTAACGCCAAGTTTATTCAAGTGCCTCAAAAAGAGCTAAAAAACGGCAATCCTGAGCCTCCTGAAAGGTTAACTGGGATAGATTTAGCAATTTGGAAGTCTGAAAACTGGGGATAAAAATTAATTTAATGTTAATATTTTGGTATTTATTTTCAATAAAGCAATTTAATTTGTTAATTTTATATTAAAATGTTTTAATGACACAAAAACAGCAACTAGCAGCCGAGTATTTAGCGAAATTCCCGTCTATTAGTAAACACTCAATTGCGGCTAAACTTTATAATGATCATGAACATATTTTTAATAGCGTAGAGCATGCAAGATCGGCAATACGAATGATTACCAACGCCGCTGGTGCTAAATCAAGTCCAAGAGTGAAAATAACTCATACTCCGGATTTGCCTCCATCTAAAATGCAAAATAGAGCATTTGTAGATTTACCAATAAGTTCTGACAATATTCTTTGGCTATCAGATATTCATATTCCAAATCAAGACAACGAAGCTATTAAATTAGCAATTGAGTATGGGGTTAAAAATAAAATTAATTGTATAGTATTAGGAGGAGATATTTTAGACAATACTCCATTTACAAGTCATGATGCGCCTCCTCCAGGAAAAGACGATGTAGTTGAGTGGTTTGAATATTGTGAAATATTTCTTTCGCATTTAAGAACAAAATTTCCAAAAGCACACATAGTTTGGCTAGAAGGAAATCATGATAATTGGTATGTAAGATACTTAATGAAAAAAGCACCTGTATTTTTTAATGATGAATATTACAGATTGCCACAAAGACTTGATTTAAAAAAATATAACGTAGAATTTTACGAACAACATATAGTGGTTCGCGCGGGCAAGCTGCATATGTTACATGGGCATACAATTGTGAGGGGGTTTATGGCACCCGTTAACGCTGCAAGGGGTGTATTTATGAGATCTAAAAGTTCAATGATTATTGGTCATGTTCACGCTACTTCAAATCATTCTGAAACAAATATAAAAGAAGAACCGATTAGCTGTTGGAGTGTTGGATGCCTTTGTACATTAGCTCCTGACTATGATCCACACAATACAAAACACAATGTAGGGTTTGCGCATATTTTAGTAGAAAAAAACGGAGAGTTTGAGGTTTTAAATAAAAGAATTATTAATAGTAAAATTTTATAATTATTTCTTAGAATAATTTAATATTATATATTCAGACATATCTTTAGGAACATTTCTATATGTTTTTTTAAAACCTTTGGGAGCCATTTCTATTAAAGTTTTATCAGTATATATTCCAGTAGGAAATCTTTTAAGAATAGGCATCATGTGATAACTGTATAAATATACATTTGCCTTTTTTACATATCTAGTTAGGTTAACTGGAAGATTCCATTTCTTTATTTTTTCAATAGCTCTTATTTCGCAATCTTTTTCTAGCTCAACCATAGAGTCAAGCATATTAAGTACTTGTGTTTTATTAAGCATAATATTACCTGCTAGCCAATCCCATGTTTTGCCTGTATTATCATTCCAATCATTCCACCTTTCGTCAGACTTCCATTGTTCCATATGTGAAAATTCATGGATAAGTATTTCAACCCATTCTTCAAAAGGTTTCCCACAAGCAACCACAAGCGCTTTGTCTGTATCACAAAAATATCCACTACATTCTTGCAAATAATCATCGGTTAAGACAACTCGTTTTGATGGGGATAAAATTAATTCTATCCCATATTTTTTACACTGTCTTTTTACCGATGTTATAAAAGGTTTATATTCTTCGGGAATATTGTATCTCATATCTCAAAATTAAGACTAAAACTACAAAAAACCCCCGTTAAAAATAACAGGGGCTTCAACTAAAATCTAACCAAAAAAAACACGGAACTATGTAAAATTATGTGTTTTTTAAATTATTTTTACAAATTTCTTTTTAACCAAGTCTAATTTAGCCCTATATTCAATAATAAGGCTTTTAAGCTCATCTTTTGTTGGTTTAGCAACCTGCCTAGCTAATTCTTGAAGGTATTCGACTGTCCCAGATCTTTCTTGGTCTAATTTTTTAGCATATACATCCAAATTACCGGATAAAAACACATTGTCATTTTCAGACTGCGGGCGACAATTTTGCTCAAGCCATCTTGTGCCTAAATTAGCTCTTGGGATAAAATGCCCATTTTGAATTTTAGTCCAATGATGTTTTTTACCTGAAGTAAAACATTCAACCATGCCTTCTTTATCAGCATATTTACATCTAATATATTGACTAAAAACATGATCAAGATCTTCTGTTAAATTCTTAAAACTTTCAAAATCTTCTTCTTCATGTGCATCCATTCTTCTTTGTGTACTATGTATTGTAGCGCATTGCTTACACATTTTTTTTGAAAAATGATAATCAATTTTACCACAATTAATGCATCGTTTCTTTTTTACAATTATTGTTGAGTTTCTCATTTATTTTCGTTAATATCATAATAAAAAGAATTTGTATCTTCTACCACCCATTTGTCAGACTGGTTTTCAACGGAATCTAAATTAGTGTCAACCTTAAATTGTTTTAAATCTTCTGGCAATTGTTTTGTTACCCAATTAGAATCTTTCCAAAAAATTCTATTGTTAGGCATACATAACAAATAACCATCATCAGACTCTAAAACATGCCCGCACTTGTAATCAGATGGCTCATCGCTATATGGGTTGTTATACCAATCAATTGTAAAAATGTATGTTGCCCAAACTTTTGTGCTATCTCTTAAAACAACTTGACATCTATGAAATGCTAAAAAATCATACTCAATTACAGATACATTTTCACTAAAACAATCCCATAATTGTTTGTAATTATAAGGAATATCTTTTGTTGGTATTTTAGTATAAATTTCTGATAAAGGTACTCTGCTTCTTAGCATGCCAGAATCGGTAAGAACATGAAATGTAACTATTTTCCCTGCACAAGATTGTAAAGCAAATACATATACATTGTAAAACTCATCAGCATCAACTTCATTTTTTGTAAAATATGATTTTCTTACAAATGCTTTAAAACTTGGAATGTTTGAATTTAATTTCATGGTGTTTTTTTTATTTTGATTTTATTGATATATTCTTTTACACATTCCCAGTATAAATAATTATCTGGATCTTTACATTTATAGATTTTATCTTCAGCATATTTAACTGCTTCTAATTTTGCTTTGTCTATACGTTCTTCAAATGGGATATTTTTTAATTTTAAAAAAAACTTAGTGTAAATCTCTACCGCTTTCTCTTTGTGGGACATTTTCTGGTTTTTCTTTTAGTTTATGTAATTTATTGCCTATAAATCTATATTTTCCTTGATACTCCCCTTTCTTATGTACCTCTATTACCATATCAAGTTTTTTGGCTAATTCATAGATTAATTCTTTGTTTTCCATTGGCAAATATAATTAATTTAATAATTTAACAAAAAAAATTTTTGGAATTTAAATTAAATACTTTTACTTTGCTCTTGTAAACAACTAAAATTTATGGAAAAAGAAACAACGCTTGACGCGAGAGATGCGGTTTTATTACATTTGGAAGAAATAGAGAGGAATTTATCTTGGCTTTCGGAGAAAACGCAAATACCTTATCCAACTCTTTATTCTGTGTTTAAACAGAAGCATTTTTCTTTGTCTGACAAGAATTTAGACAAGATAAACAACGTACTCGGAACTGATTTTAAAAACTTATAACTTAACTATAAAATGCCAAAGGACACATTTTATTTTTCACATGACTACAATAGTAGGAATGATGAAAAAATTAAAAAGCTAATTAGAAAACACGGGATGCAGGGATATGGTATTTTTTGGGCTATTGTAGAAGAACTATACAATAATGCGAACGCATTGCATTTGGATTACGATGGCATTGCATTTGATTTAAGAACGGAAAGCGAGATTATAAAAAGCGTATTACACGACTTTGATTTATTCGTTTTTAATGGTGATAATTTTGGTAGTTTATCTGTGCAAAATAGAATAAACAACAGACAAGATAAAAGCCAAAAAGCTAGAGATAGCGCGTATTCTAGATGGAATAAAAATAAAATTGATGCGAACGCAGTGCAAACGCAATCCGATAGTAATGCTATAAAGGAAAGGAAAGGAAAGGAAATAAAAGGAAAGGAAAGTAAAGAAAGTAAACCAAGTATAGATGAGTTTTTATCTTTTTGTAAGGATGATATGATTAAAAACGGAATGAACTTTTCTTTGTATGAGTATTCGTTAAAATCTAAATTTTCATCATGGGTTGAAAATAATTGGAAAGACGGAAACAATAAACCGATAAAATCATGGAAATCTAAAATACGAAATACTATACCATTTTTAAAACCAATAAGTCTTACCACTAGTAATTCATATCAAGACAAAGTGAATCAAGCCGTAAAAGCATTTAAACCAATCCAACAGTATGATAACGATCTTTAAAAATATTTATAGTAAGGAGCCTAACTATGTAACTCTAGAATACGGTTTAAACCGCATTAGGGAGGGCAAGAGTCGCCTATCTGTGTCCGAGATAAGGAATACTATCGATAAAGAAAAATCTGCCAATTTAAAGAAGAATTTGCCCTCTGTGTGTTTTTCTGGAAAATTTGGTGCCGAAAGGAAAGATTCTGACCTGATTCAGCATAGCGGGTATATAGTTTTGGATTTTGACAATATTTTTGAGCTTAGAGATCGTCAAAACGAGATTATTAGCAATAAATTCGTTTACGCTTGTTGGGTTAGCCCTTCGGGTAATGGGTTAAAGGCCTTGATTAAAATTGCAGACGGCAGTAAGCATAGAGAACACTTTCAGGCCTTGCAGGATATATTTCCAGATGTTGACAAAAGCGGTATTAACCCAAGCAGGGTTTGTTATGAAAGCTACGATCCTGATATTTACATTAACGAAAAAGCAGAGGTTTTTAAAACTATAAAAAAGACCGAAAAGATTGTAATTTATGAAAAAACCGATGATGATGACAAGATTTTTAAGAAACTTTTAACATGGTTATCTAACAAGAACGAGGCATTTGTAACCGGCGAAAGAAACAATTTTATTTTCAAATTAGCATCAGCTTGTTGTCGTTATGGTATTGATGAATTGACGGCTAATTCTATGATTAACAATGAATTTTTAAGTAATTCAGAGTTTACAAAAAGAGAATCAGACAATGCTATTTCATCTGCTTATAGAACAAATAGGGGTAGGTTTGGCAGTGCATCTTTTGATAAAGAAATTTTAATTGATAAGACTTCTAAGTTAGAAGTTAAAGTAGAAAATGGTGTTATTGACGAAGATGGAAGATTGAATGATGTAATTTATGGAATTGATGTAAAAGAGCAAGCACTTGGTTTGTATGAGCAAGGCTATGCCGCGGTAAATGGTATAAATGTAAAAGAAATGGACTTTGCTTTCAAGCCAAAAAAAGGAGAGATAACTGTGTTAACGGGTATAGGCAACTATGGAAAATCTTCTTGGAAAAAATGGTATCAGGCAATGCGGATTTTGTTATATGGAGAAAAGTTTGCCACCTTCTCACCAGAAGATAATCCACCAGAAGAATACTATCATGATTTTGTAGAAATTTTACTTGGTTGCGATTGTACTCCTGCAAATCCAAATAGACCTTCAAGACAAATTTACGAATACACATACGACTTTGTTTGTAAGCACATTTTTTATGTTTATCCTAAAAATGTTACTCCAACTCCTCAGTATATTATGGAAGTTTTCTTGCAATTGATTGTTAAGGAAAATGTTGATGGCGTTGATATTGATCCGTTTAATCAGTTAGCAAATAATTATCAAAATTTTGGTGGTAGGGATAAATATCTTGAATGGGTTTTATCTTTATTTTCTAGATTTTCGCAAACAAATAATGTTTACTTTTGGATAATTGCACATCCGGTTAAAATGCAAAAAGCAACAGATGGGAACTATCCTTGTCCTGATGTTTTTGACATTGCAGATGGTGCATTATGGAATAACAAACTCGATAATATTTTAGTTTATCATAGACCATTTGGACAAACAGATCCTCAAAATCCAACTTGCGAATTTCATAGTAAAAAAATTCGTAGACAGAAAATAGTTGGTAAAAAAGGGTTTTTTGTATTTGAAATGTTATTTAAAACTAGAAGATTTTTTTTCAATGGTTCAGATCCTATGCAAAAACTTTTGAATGAAAAAAATATGACATTTAAAACCGAATCTGGACAAGAAGCATCTCAAGGGTGGGTGCCTTTTGAAAACGAAAACGGAGAAGAAATAATTTTCTAAATATAAAACAATAAACAATGATTAAAATGCAAGTAATCGGACATCTAGGACAAGATGCCACAGTAAACAATGTAAACGGCAAAAGTGTAATTAATTTTTCTGTTGCCCATTCTGAAAAGTACAAAAACAAAGAAGGATTAGAGGTAAACAAGTCTATTTGGGTAAGTGCAGCTTATTGGACTGATAGAACAGCTATTGCCCCTTATTTAAAAAAAGGAACACAAGTTTATTTAGAAGGTGTCCCAGAAGCAAAAACATATACTAACAAGAATAATGAAACTTTACCACAATTAAATATAAGAGTAGCATTATTAACTTTACTGTCAAGCAATAAGCCGGCTTCTAATGATGATTTTATAAACCAACCAAATGGATTTGAAACAACAAACGAAAACCCGTTGTAATGTATGTATATTCACGAATTAAGAAATATAATTTATGTCAAAACGCCGCTTGGTAACGGAAAAGCAATCGCTTGGATTGATTACGGAACAGAACTTAACACTGTTTGGAAGGTTATATTGCACGAATCTGGCATGGTGCGGAACTTTTACGACACAGACATCCTCGTATTACCCAACAAAATGGACGGAGGAAATATCGACCACAACTATTTTAAAAAACCAAAAATATGAATTATGACACAATTAGCATCAATTTGTCAATCTTTGTTAAAAGGAGAAATATTATCAATAATGAATGGTTTCCATAA